ATCTTTATATACTGAATAAACTTGTCTATATCTACATTTCCGTCTATTATAGAGTTTCTTTTGAGCGTTACTGGTTTTATAAATAATGCTGTTGCCATATCTTATTTAAAATTTGGGTGATGTCCGTTATTAGGCATATCTTTAGGTGCCTTACGTGCATCCTTGTAGCCTCTAGGTGTAGGTTTATATGTTTTAGGTATATCATCAACCTCGTTATAGTTTTTAATATCCTTTTTCATTGTTTTGGATTTTAATCTATAAAGTACCTCTTCCCAAACGTGTCCGCATTGAGGTCCTCCTTTATATCTAAACAAGTCATAAGCTTTTCCTTTATGACCAAAAGATTTATTTACACCAGCGTTACTAGCCTTGTCAATATCTTCTATTCTATAAACTATATCACGGCCTGTTCTAGCCATCATAATACGACAAAATTGTCTAGAATTGCCTGAACTATATTTAGCCGCATATCTATATCGTACTTTGTATAATGATTTGTCTAAATAACTAAAACCACTTTTCTTAGAGTCTATTGATTTTTTTTCTAAATTTTCTTGCTTTGACTCAATTAAATTATTAGCCCAATCTTCTATGTTTTCGTTATCTTCTGATTGTTCTCTTGCATCTACCTCTTCCCAACGATTAGAAACTGTTTCACCTCTAAGTTCATCTAAAAGAATATCAAAATCCTCATCAGATAAATCTTCTTTAGACATTTTAACTCCAGTTTCCTCTTCACGTTGCTCTTCATTTACAATGTCTTCAGTTTCTGTAAATTCTAAAGGTTGTAATGTTCTAAAATATAAATTAAGCGAAATACCGTTTACTGCTAAGATAGCATCAAAACAATCAGTTAATAGTTCTTGGTAAGGTTTAATAACTATATTGTCAAATAATAATGTAGCTGTTTTAATCTCTTCAGCATTATTACCTAAACCAGAATTTCCATCTTTAACGCCAATTAAAAGAGGTGATGTAATTCTATGTGATATTATTAACTTTTTTACACATTCATTAGATAGATATTCATAATGTTGTGGTGCGTCGTTAAGCGGTATATCGTCTACTGTTGTTTTAGACTCTGCATTGTTATTAAATGCTACAATTACTTTTTCACCACGTGAACCAGTTAATTTGCCAAGTACATCGTCTTTTACTTGTAATTGCTTTTCTCTATCTGGAACTCCATTGTTAAAGTTAACTACTTTTGTACCAGAAAAACCGCATTGAACCTCATTAATTAAATAATCAGCAACCTCCTCTTCTAGTTCAGCATAAGCTAAACCACCTTGATAATCTACTGGTGCATAATAATCAAAGCCAGATACATATCTTTTAATTATTTTGATTTCAGACTCTTTACCATTACCAAATCCAAACGCAGGAATTCTTTTAGGTTTGTCTGAGGGCTTTAATTTAGTCCAATCATAGTGATAATAATAAGCCTCTATTTCGCCATCCTCGTTGCATTTTTCAGCACGTAAAGTTTGTCTTGGAAAATGTTCAGCTTTATATACTTTTCCGTTTTTATAAATTACTTGCATAGAACCTTCACCAAGTAACTTAAGGTCTAATACTGTTTTTCTAACATCATCATTAGAAAATATAGACTTCATTTGAGCATACTCATCTGGTTTTTTAGAAGAGTTTGTAGCGTCAAGTCCTTTACCATAAATCATATTTACAACACCATTTATAATAGCATTGTTTGTAGCAGAACCATTATAACGGTCAATAATATATTGATAGTAGTTGTTATCAATACCGTAATTAACCCATTCCTTATTTTTACTTTCAGTAATTTCAGGACGGTTATATGCCGCTAGGTTTAATATATGTAAATTGTTCATATTATTATAAATTCGTTGTCGCTAGAATGTTCTGTATAAGTATTATAGTTTACACTAAAATCACCTATTGTTTGGTCAGTACAAAAAACTTTATCTTTAAAAATAACATTACTACCTTCTTTTACTTCTAAAGTATAAAATGAACTTTCTTTTAATGTTGTTTCAAAATCACAAGCCATATCATAATAATATCTATTTTGACTTAATGATGTTGTATCTGTATACGCTGTACCAGTTGTTTCGCTAGTTAAAGAAGCAGTAACTGATGTAGCACTATTTCTTGGTATTATATTGAATGTTTTAGTACCGTTTGT